AGATGTAGCAACCCCGTATATGTATGAGTTTATTATCATGCCCTAGTTCCTTTTAATAAAACTTTTAAACCTTTAGCAGTACCATCTCCTATTTGGTCAATATCAATAGTTATTAAAGCATCATCTCCCAAAGCACTATCTGATATTACAGGAGGAGTTGCAGCAGTTACACTTGTTAATTCAGTATTATCTATTGTTAATTTAGTAGAGATTACGCTAACCCCTGCCTCATTAATATCTACTGTAAATATAGTACCACTTGTTTGAGCAGTAACTAAAGAAGCTCTAACCTCTGTTAAAGTCATAGCAAAAGGCATTCTAAAGCTAACCTTAGATGTACCTGTTGTTAAAGCAGTAGTTTCATCACTTGCAGCTAATTGAATTTCACATGGAGAACCTACTAAGTTAGTAGCAGCTCCGCCGCCTCCATTTTGAGCAAATACTCTTTTTATATTTTTAATAGCTGAAATCATGTTTTATTATTTATAGTATTGTATATGTAAAGTATGGGAACCGCTAACCGCAATAACTCTAAAGTTTGCTACGTTATCTCCATTAGTAATATCAAAGAAATCTAAATAAGATAATGCCATTCCATCTGTCGTAGTTGGTAATGTAGTAGCTCCTAACATTAAATACCTCATAATTATACCACTAGTTGTAGCTGATTCAACTCTAACCTCTGCATATAAAGCACCTGTAGGTACAGTTAAAGCTTGAGCAGTTCCACCTGTTACAGTTAATTTTTGATAACCAAGTGCTACTAAATTAGGTGAGTATCTTATGGCTCTTACTATTTCTGTTGTTGATTGATTTTCCATTATTTAATTTTTTTTTGTGATATAAAAGTAAATAAAAAAAGGTTACTTTTTACAGCAACCTTTTAATTTTAGTTAAGGATTAAATCTTAGTAGTTATACAAAGTATCAGTAGCAACCGCTTCAAATTCAACTTCGTTAACAACCGCAGCAGCACTATTTAAGTTAGTGTATTGGAAGAAAGGAATTAATACAGTTCCAGCAGGGAATACTAAAGGAGTAGTTCCCGCAGAGTAAACTGGGTATTTAACATCATTCATCCAAACTCCAACAGTACCATTAGCAGCAACTTCGATAACAGCAGTATTAACTGCACTATTTACTAAGTTAGTAGTAGATGTAGTAGTTACAGTAGCAGCATTAGCTAAGATACCATAAGTAGCAACAGCAGAACCAGAAGCACCTGTGCCAATAGCAGCTAAGTTATTGTAATCGTTGAAATCAGCAGTAAATGCTTCTTTAACGCGGAAACCAGCCATATAAACTACGTTAGCTAAAGTAGTTGCAGAGAACTTGTTAACTAAAGTCATAGCAGTTTTACCTACTACAAATTGTTGAGGGCAAGCAGTAGCAACTTCAGCACTGTAATGAGCGCCTTCGGTAGCAGTAGCATCTTGTTCAATTAATAAACCGCTAGCGCCTTGAGATGGAGCAACGATAGTTTGACCGCCAATGTTATAGTGATTTAATAAACCGTAAGGAGTAATAAATTTATTTTTTAAACTTGTTGTAGCAATAGGAACAGCACCTAAAGGACCTTGAATTAAGAAATTCTTATCAAAGAACTCTAAAGTAGCGTTAGGGTCTTGTCCATAAACAACACCTACTAAACGGTGTAATTCTTTTTCAATAGCTAAGTATCCTGCTAAGTTAACAACAGAAGCACCTGCTCCATTATCAACCCAAACAATACGTTGTTTAACTAATAAACCTGTAGTTCCTGTAACACCTGCAATTTGAGCATTCTCTAAATAAGAGATAGAAAAAGCATTGTATTTTTGACCAGAAACAGCAGAAGCACCTGTGATAGTTTTAGGAGCATCTACAGTACCAGAAATAACATTTCCAGTCATAAAGTCCATTACAGGAGCATTGTTAAGTAAGTCTAAACCTACACCTACTGAATAAACAGCAGCAACAGTTACTGCGAAATCAGTTGCAGAGAAACCTGTACCATCAGCATTAGTTGCTAATATGATTCTTGATGCACCTTGACGAGTATTCATACCTTGGTGAGGGTAAGGGAAATAACCAGCAGCATCAGTAATTGTGAAACCTGCGCCACCTGTTAAAGAAGCAGCAGTTACAAAATTGTAAACTGAAGCAGCATTGATTTTAGCAACTAATGCAGCAGTAATAGCTTCACGCTGTAAAGCAGCAGTTGCACCTAAAGTTGTGATTACAGGAGGAGTCGTGTAAGTGTATCTCTTAAACGGCTCTGTGTAACCTTGATTTCTACGGTTAGAATCTCCGATTAATACTGAATAAGCTGTAGAAGCTGTTGGAGTATAAAGAGACGCACCTACCGTAATTACTTGAACAACCTCCGCGCGGTAGTTAATTTGCGAAAAGTTGATGATTCTGTTTGTTGTGATAGGAGACAATCCTGCGATTGTTACGTTACCACCACTGTACTGTACATCAGTTGCTGCTGACGTATTAAACAGTACTGACCTGTTTACATTCTGTGACATGGTTTTATTTTTTTAATTGGTTTATAATAGTCAAATTTAAGTATTATTTTAATACAAATTAATTTTTAGATTCTTTTTCGGCAAATGCACTTGATTGGAAATCTTCAACTACACCTGCTAATATAGAAGCAGCCTTTTTAGCTATATCAGGATGGGTTTTAGCGGGTAATTCAATAGTTACTAACAAACTAGTTAATATCACTTGACCGCTTGTTAAATCTGCTAGTACACCATTTGTAGAGAATACGGTTCCCGATGGATAAATAACTCCATTGTATTCCGAATCTTCAAAAGCAGTATAAGAAGTTGATAAAGATAATACTCCTACTCCAGCATCTATTAAGTTAAGTTCGTTGCCCATATTAAATTCAACAGGTTGCTTAACGTAGTCTAAAGAAGATGAGCTTGCTGTTCCGGTAACTCCTCTATATATTTTTAAACCTGTAGAATCTTCTAAAAAGTAAACTTTATTATTTGTAGGCTTTCTAAAGCTACATTCTAACATTGGACCTCTTTCGTTATAAGTAGTCTCTCTGCCATAAGTAGTATTTCCGTCAATAGTTACGCTTAATGCAGCAAAAGCTCTGTAATCAGCAGGAAAGTTTATATGACTAACTAATACATCAGTATTATATAAACCAACTACGGTAGGAACAAATGTATTGCTTTTCATTAATGTATAAAGTTCATCTCTAAACACTTGAAATCTATCTAATCCACTAAGCTTGTTTTGATTAGCTGTATCCGTAATATCATCAATGTGCATTTTGATAGCATCATTCACAGCTTTGTTAATTTCTTGAAAATAATACCTAGCTCCTTTACTTCTATCTATGTAAAGTTGTACCGAATTATATACTTCTATAGCGTTCATCTTTTAATAATTTTGATATAAAGATAAATCAAAAAAGCCTTACAATTTCTCATAAGGCTCTTTTTTTTATATAGTATAAACTATTTACCTTCAGCTTCGGCAATCTTGGCTAGTAAGGTTTCTTTTTTAACTGATGGCAAATGCGCACCAGGTATTTTTAGAGCTTTTGCTCTCTCTCTTAATTCTGCCATTTCAGATTCATCATCTTTAGCTTTTTCAGGCAAGTTAAAAGGAGAAACAAATTCTACTTCTTTTTCTATTTTATTCTCTTTTAATAAAGCTTCTGCTTCCATTAATCTTTTTCTTAATTCGGCAACTTCATCATAAGCATTCATTTCGTTTTGTTCTTCGTAACGAACTTTCATAGCTTCTCTTGAATCATTCTCTAAAGAATTACATCTAGCATCAATAGAAGTAGCTAAGTTATTGTTGTCTACCAAATACTTAATAGCCATTTCTTTTGTATGACCCATTTGTAATCCGTTATACTTATAAGTTCCTTCTGCAAGGTTGTAATCCAATACACCTAAAGCCAAGCCTCTATTAAATATAGAAATATATTGTCTTTGAGGATTCTCATACATTTCAATAAATGATTTTGGATTTTCTTCCATCTTGCGATAAACTTCATCCGTAAGCATAGATATGTTTCTGTTAGCCTCTACATTAACACCTAAGTTAATGGCCATCTCTTGTAAAGAAGAACCTTGTAATTTACCGATAATAACTTCTGCTTTCTGGCGGATTGTTCTTCTGCTAATATTCTCAGCAGCTTTCTTCTCCTTGTCTATTACTTTATAGTAAGGTTTACCATAAAGATTAGGGCTTCCTTCCATACAAGTACTATTTTTTAAAATAGCCCATGCTATAGCTTGGTCAGGAACAGATAAATCAAATACGTTTCTATCTTCTAACGTAAAAGATTTACACATCAATTCTTTTGTGTCCGGGTTAATGCTAATTGGCAATCCCCAATACAGACCTGTGTTTCTGTCTTTAGTTTTACGGATAATTTTTTGGTTTAGATGCTTATTAGTTACCTTTAAAGCTTCTACCTCAATAATGCCTTCCATTTGGCAATACTTAGGGTTTTCAAGATTTACAAATTTATGGGCGAATCCGTTTCCGTCCAAAACTTCTTTGTAATCTACATCTTTTTTCAGGCCTCTCGCCGTAGACTGTCTCAAGTCAAGATTAAATACATTCATTTTGTTTTATTTTTAAATTGTTTAGGCAAATGTAATAAAATATTTTGATATAAAAATATGACAATCTTGTAATAAAAAAACCCCTGTATTTCTACAAGGGTTCTTAATTGTATATCTATTCTTAGATTAGAAAGATTTACGGATGATACACCATCTACGAGTATTGTAGATAACAATCATATCTTCGCGTAACATAGACATTTTCCAAGCATCTTCTTCAGAGATAGCTTCTCCAGCCATACCTGTTAAACCGTTGATAGTAGCAACTACGTTAGAACGATTAACACCGTAAGCACCTTTAGCGATGATTTCGATATTTGAATCGTTGATAGCTCCTAAATCACCACCGATATAAGTAGATGACATGATAGATTTTCCATCAGAACCTTTAGCAGGGAAACGTAAATCATCATCAAATAAAGGATGTTGTACGAAACAAACTGAGCTTCCTGCGAAGTTCATTTTCATAATTTCGTAACCTACTTCGATAGAAGCTCCACCTTTAACATCTTGACGTAAAGTTGCATTTTGAGATGCGATGAAACGAGCCATCTTACGTTGAGCGTTATAGTAACCATCTAATCCAGTCATGAATACTAAGTTTACACCTACAGTATCATTACTAGATTTAGTTAAGATATTCATTGCATCAATGAAATCATCTTCAGTAGCTTCACCATTAGTACCAGAACCGAAAATTTCGTTACCACCACCAATTTGTTCTTCGATACCATCACCGATAGTAATAGGTAATCCTGTTTCTTCGTCAGTTAAGTTAGAAACTGTTGCACGAGAACCATCAGAGTTCTTCATAGAAGATACACCAAAGATTTTAGCAAATTCGTTTTCTACAGCCCATTGAGATTCAGATTGACGAACTTTCTCGAATTTCCATCCTTTTACAGGTCCGTTAGAACTCATGTATTCATACCATAAGATGTCTGTAGCAGCACCACCAGAGATAGATACAGTCTTACGTTGAGTAGTCATATCTACAATGAAAGTATCAGGGAATTGGTCACGACCATATCCTTTTAAAGATTTCTCAGAGTAAGCAGTAGTTGAAGGGAAACAAGTATAAGTACCACCTGTTTGGGAAGCAACTACAGTAGCAAAAGAGAATACTGATTTTTGTTGATTTTGGAAAGATACTAACCAACCAGCAGCTACGCGAGTAGGAGTAGACATAACTACAGCTTGGTAACGACCTGCGTTAGCAAACAATACTACTTGTCCTTTGTAGATATAACATCCACGACCACCTTCGTCAGCGATAATTAATTGGAAAGACCCATCAGAACCACTAGAACCTACTTGAGATAAGATAGTAGCAGCTTTTTGGATACGACCCATTACGTTGAAACGGTAAGAAGAATCACCAATTAATTGGCTGTCTTTTATTTTTCCGAATTTTGTTTCTGCTTTAACATCAATACCGTAAGGTCCTACAGCTCCTGAAGTTAATAATGTTGTTAATTGACGTCTGTCAACTCGCTCTAATACTTTGCGTATTTCGGGCATTTTTTGCATGTTTCTTACTAAGTCGAACTCGGTTGTACAGTCTGCTGACCATGAACCTTTCACGATTTGAGTTTGTCCTGGATTTAATGACATAATTTATTTTTTTTTAAGGTTAATTTATATTTTTTTTAACCATTAAGATAAGTGTCTCCTTTCAATCTTTCAAAATTGCCTTCTGTGTTTGTTGTTATTGATTTACCTGCTCCTCCACTTGTTAATGGCGGTGTGTTATGCAGTTTTTTAGTTATTTCAAGTCTCCCCTTAGCATAGCTTTTAGCTTCTAAGTTTTTTTGAGCCTTTTGACCTAACTCCATATATGCGATAAACTCTGCTTTTTTAATTGGGTCATTGAACATTTGGTCGTACTTTCCGTTGTTCATTCTTTCCGTTAATCCTTGCTTAACCTCGCTCGTTAAAGGAGAACCCATGAACTCTGACATATTATTCAAAGCTTTTGATACAGATTCTAAATTTTGAACGCGCTCTTGCATGGCGTATTTTTCAGCGTTTACTTTATAATTATTTACGATGTCTTGTCTACGATATTGTTCTTCTCTTTGAATACTATCTAACTCGACAATTATTTTTTTATGTTCATGTTCTAATCTTCCATCTACCGCAGTTAATATTTCCATTTCTGAATCTATCATATCGGGAGTCCAATCAGCATGAGTTAACTCTAAATTCTTTCTTACTAATTCTAATGCAGGCATAGCCTTAAATTCATTTATCTTAGTAAATGGAGCTACAATCTCATCAAATGTTAATCCTGCTTCCGCTAATTGAAAAACCATCTTTACATTAGGGTCCTCAAACTTAGATATTAATTTCTCTGTAGTTAAAGATTCAACCTCTCTTAGCTTTTCTTCATAAGGAGCAGTTATAGCTTCCTTATAAGCCTCTAAAGAATCTTCTTTTAACTCTAAGCCATCTAGTTTAGCTATGTAAGCCCAACTACCATCTTCAGGTTCGTTTGAATTAGTATCCTCTAAAGATAAAGGCTCTAAATCTAAAGTTTCAGTTTCAGTCGTAGATTCTTCTTTAGCTTCAGTAGGCTTTGCAGCTTCTTCTACTTTAGTTTCAGGTTCTAGTCCTAAGTCTTTAACTTCATCTTTTGAAGCATCTTCTTTAGTTGTTTCCGTAGGTTTAGCTTCTTCTGTTGTTTCGTTGTAGTTTGAATTTAAAAACTTATCATCCGATAGCAACTCGAAGTTTGTACGAACTGGCGCAGACGATTCCTCTCGAATCGTATCATTTTGCACCGATGTTGTTTCTTCTGTCATGGTTTATAATTTTAATTACACAAATATAGAATTATTATTCCAATATTTGATTTTGATTATTAAGATTTTCTGTTTGAGCTTGGAAATTCATTTTAGTGACATCATTTCCTGCTTTTGCTGCATTCACTTTAATGTCAACTTCTCCTTGAGCAATAATCTCCTCTATTCTAGCAGCTTGCCTATCCTCTCTATCTGCATTAGATATTTCTAATTGCTGTTGAAGTTGAGCTTGTTGCATTTGAATTTGTTGTTGTTGCATTTGCATTTGAGATTGTTGTTGTATTTGTTGAGATTGAGATTGCATTTCTTTTACCTTATTCCAACCTTCTTTTAATATTTGTTTTTGCTCTACGGCAGTTTCAGACCAAGCAAATGATAAAGCATCTTCTGGACGTATTTCTTTTGCATTTAAAGAGTTAGCCATTAAGCTTTCCATGTAACGCTTAACCTCTGCATACTTACCTGAATCTTGTAAATGCACGCCATAATCCTTAAATCCTAATTCTTGGGTTACACGCATAAATTTCCACTTATCAATACCTAATATTTGCTCTCCTTCTTCTACCTTATAGAATGCCCAAGTAACCTTAGTTGATTCTATAATTCTCATTAAAGTCTTATCTATAAAAGAATAAACTCCGTAGAAGAATGGCTCTGTAATAGTTCTTGATGCTTGTATAGCAGAATTAGTGTTTGTAGCTGTAGCAGATGCCGCGATTTGACCCTCTCTATTCTCGGAAATTCCCGTCATTCTATCCATCATTTGAAGGATAACATCTTTGAATTGAATTAATGCTCCAAACGAATTACTTAATCCTAAATCTTCTACTTGTAATATGTTATTTAAAGATACGTCTCTACCATGAAAGTTACCACTAGCAGATGTATCATAAGTTACGAATCCATCATTAACCATATCGTATTGTATAGCTTTAACGGATGATTTTGCGGGTAAGCCAGCTAAGTTAAATCCTAACACTTTACCTTTGAACTTATTAATATCTTTTAATATCTGATACATAACAATATCAAATATGTTACTCCAATTCTCCATTTGTTGAAACATAGAAATTCTACGTCCATCTACTGTGTTGAACAAATATCCAACGTAAGAGCTACTTAATATGTAAGCAGGGTTATCTACCTTTCTCATTTGGAATTGAACTCGTCTGCAATTAACATCTAGTTCTTTTAATCCACCGATACGAGTAGCTTCCCATAAATCTTCTCTATACTTAGCAATTACTTCTATATCCGTTTTTTTATCCCAATGCTCCCTATTCATTTCATACTTATCTGTATCTAAAGCGATATAGATATATTCTTCTGTTGGGTCTAATGCTAATTGAGTTGCTGTCTTTTTAATCTTTTGGTAGTATTCAGGTATAACAGAAATCCATTCAATATGAATAACCTCTGCGATTAAACCTGTTCCACTTGGACCATCTTTAATACTATCTGAGTAATATGTTGTTGGGTTTTTACCAATAGATTCAACGGTTTCAATTTGCTTTCCATCTAATTGGTAACGTCTTAATATCTCGTGTAAAGGCAACCATTGACGACATCCTTTAATAGGACTTTTCTCTAAATGTGGGTCTCCTTTTATTTCTTCGTAGATAGCATCTCTAGGGTCAATATTTATGTAGTCTGTATCTCCTTTTTCGTTACGTTCTATTTTACCAAACATAACAGAAGTAATGGCACAATCTAATAAGTTATCCGCGAACTTTTGTTTTAAGTTTAACGCAGGTATTTGCTCATTAAGGATAGATTGCATAATTAATTCTTCCTTATCCTTTGTAGACATATTCTCCCAAATTGGGTCATTCTCATCTTCAGGAATTGGAGCACCTTCCATTATATCTACACCTGCTTTTTCTTTCAACTCTAATATCTCCTTCTTAGCAACCATCGCTCCTGTCATAAATTCAAATTGAGACATCTTTTGGAATTTAGCATCTCTATTGTTTGTATAAACAGTTGCACTTAAAGGTCTTGTTAAGAACTCTCCAACCATTAGTTGAATTTTTGTAGTACAAGCTCTGTAAGATATGAATTGAGCACGATTTTCTTTACCATGCGTGTTGATTAAATATTTGTAACTTCCTGCTCGCTTAACCCCATTAAATTGCTTATAATGGTTATCCATTTCTTGCTTTGCTAAGTTACTGTTTCTCAGTATTCTTTGACCGTAATCTAAGTGTAACTGACACCAAGCTTTATCTTTCTTATATTGTGGGACTGTTTGCGATGGAAATTGCATAGTTAATTATTTTTTATCAAAAATAGTAAATTTTAAGTTACTGACGACCAAAACCTTTCCAATCTTGTTCAAGACTGACTCTTTTTTCTTTTTCTTCATCTTCTTCAAAAGAATTTAACATAAAAGGGTCATCTTTTAAACTATAATTCAAATCTCTTGGAGCAGTTCCTGTACTTATATCTTGCATTAAAGCTATACCATAAGCATCCGCTAAGTCATTATCACTTCCTACTGTAACTTCATCAAAATTACCTAGTTGATTAATAAGTTCGGGAAACCAAATATTTTGGACATAATCGTAAATAGCCGTTTGCATTAATCCTACCATTAATGGTCTACTGTAAGTATTTAAAGATACCCAATACTCATGTGATTGTTCCGAATTGGTACTTTCAAACTTAGTAGGACGTACCGCTAAATACTTTTGGCAACCATGGTCTTTATACCAATTTATAATACCAGAACTACTAGCCTTATCTCCTAATGTACTTCCAACTAGATTATAATAAACAGATAGCTTGCAACACATATCAAAAAAGTATTCTTTTCTTTTAGGACGAGTACAAATAATTGCTACAGGCCCTAATTGATATTCGGGGTGTATAGTATTTCTTCTCATTAATACGCACATGGCTCCTAAAGATTTAGATACACCTTTATCTTGGTCATAAGCATCTATTCCACCAACATATAAGTTTTGAAACTTTGGATTAGGATGATAGGCATCCATTATTAACACACAATCTCTTTCATCATCTGTATCTTTTGCCGGGACAGCTCTTACTTTAGGATTGTCTCCGCGCTCTCCTTTGTCATTTAAAATCCACTCTAATCTATACTTAGAATATTTATATTGAGTGGCGTTTATAGCATCTTGCTGATTATTTATCTTTTCAATATCAAAGTTGTTGCTGAACATCTTTTTAAATATCTCAGTCTCGTCTAATGGAAAGTTTTGTAACTCCTCTAAGTAATCTTTTAATGGACCTTTCTTTTTAATAGCCCTATCTCTTAGTATTGACTCTCTAGCAGTAGCTTCATCCTCCACCCCTATTAGTTGGTATTGTTTTTTATCTCCGTTTAATAAAGATGGAATCTCTCCTACATCTTGGTCGTTATCTGTTGCTCCGCCATAGTGAGGAAAGTAAAATCTAGTAGCAGGTATTGTGAATTTAATAAAATTGTATGAGTCTGGCTCATTCCACATCTCCATAAAGTCTTTTGAACCTTTATTAATGTTTCCGCCTGTACCATAGAAGAACATGGTTCCTATCTGCTTATTACCTTTGGTTAAACAAGCTCTTGTAGCCGAATAAAACTCTTTTAATTTCTCAAATTCTCCACACTCCTCTGCAATTACATCGTTTAAATACAATCCTTTAAACATATTAGGGTTAGTGTGCATAGTACGAACTAGTATTTTACTATTACTTCCTTTGTCTATGTATTGACCTTTGTCTTTTATCTTATATCCTGCGATAACCTCATCATCATTATTCAATAATGTACCCATCCTAAACTCAGGAACTATTAAAGAATCCGCCAAGCTCCACTTCTTCATAAAATCCTCTGCGTAATCTTTTAATCCTGCTGCTACACCTGCTTGATAAGCAAAATTAAATCTATAGCCATAATCTACAACTGCCTTTTGAGTAAACTCGGATATACCTTTACGTCTACCCTTAGCTGCCATAATATTCTTGCCATTAGCTTTAGCATAGTCTATTAAGTAAGCTAACTCTAAGTGTAAATCACACATATCGGGAGTTACAACACCTCCAACGGTAGAGAATGTACTAAAGTTTAAGAAATAGTAGTATCTGCCGGGGATATAAACACCTCCTGTTTGAATACCATTGTGAATATAGTATAATTGTTCTTCCCAATACTTTAAGTAATCAGGAGTTCCTACCACTTTAGGATTTAGTAAACTATCTGCATAGCCGGGTATTCCGTATTTAACTACGGGGTTGGGACAAAAGTTTTTCCCTTTATAATAAGGAGTTTTTAGAATAGGTATATCTTTTATGTCCATTATCTTTTAAATCTAATTGAGTTATAGTGCTTCATGTTAGTTTGCCAAGATTCTATAAGACTTAATTCCCTGTCTCCTTTAAGCTCTGCTTCTAATATATTCTTTTCTATAATCTCTGTTTCTAAATCTCTAATATCTTTACGGAAACCTGATATAATCTCTCTTAGATTCTTTAATCTAGTAGAGCTATCCTCCATTAATATCTCTTGTTGAGATTGCTCTATTTTTTGTTGGTAAATAGATATTAATTCCTCGTTTCTATTGTATTGTAAAGACTTGTAAGCTTCTATTGCGGCTTGTATTCTCTTTTCCCTCTTATCTTCCTCCAATAACTTAGGGTTATTATCTCCGAACACATGCCAAATGGCTTTAGACAATCGTTGTCTTTCGGGATATTGCTTGTAAATGGAATTGTAATCAAAGGCTAGTATAATAAACAAGGTTTCTTTCTCGCTTAATAGTCTTAACTCTGGACATAACCTAACCGCTTCAGGATGAAGAATAGTATTATTCTTTTGGTCTAAGTGAAATAAATAACTCATAATATGTTTCTATAAAAAAAATAGCGGACAACATCTCGTTTCCGCTACTAATTTATGTAATTTTTAGTTAATATTAAAATTCTTCTAGATCTAAGTTAGAATAAGTAGCTGTAGGAGTTAAATCCTACACTATCTTGTCTCTAAAATGGTCTAATAGTATCTTAACATCACTTTTCATATAAACAGCAGGTACAACCTCGTTTTTATAAGCTTTTAATGTACCATCTTCGTTCCAACTAGGAGTAATTAAGTCAATAAATAACCTCTCGCACTTTCTTCCTGTTAATTCCTCGAATAAATGAGAATAATAACTTAATTGGAAGCAAATTTTAGTGTATTTGTTGTTTACTAGGTGTGTAAATGGAGCATTTAAGAATTGTTGGCCACTAACTTTGAATAAACTATCAAAGCCTTTAGCAAAACATTTAAAATCAGATAAATGGAACTTGCTATCCTTTCTGTTAGATACTAAACTAAGCTTATCCCAACTTCCTGAAAGCCTTCTCTCTAAATCGTAAGGTATTCCTTGCTCGTAAGTCCTGTTATAACCCTTGTACTTATCAAGTACATTAACTACTAACTCTTTTATATCAGCATCTTCATGAAGAAATGTAGCCGTTTGAGCATACAACTCTAAAGCCTTATCTACCCTTGTACCATTCTCTGTAGATTTATTCCAACCTGCTTGTATGTCCTCTTGAGATACTCCGCTATTCCTGGACATAATCCTAGATATACCATCAGAATCAAACTTAGGAACTAAATATCCATAAAGTTTACTAAAACCCATATACTCTAAACCTTCGTTATCGAAATATTTATGAGCGATAGGGTCTAAGTAAACCTTATTTGGAAATAATGTGTGGATAGCCATTACGCTTTTAATTTAATTGGTTCGGCAATCTCCTCCAATATCAATACTTCTTCCGTAATATCAATGTTGCTAATATCCATATCTTCATTAGTTATAACGATACATCCTAGCTTCTCTAATACAGAAGTCATATAATCTCTCTTATCTTCATTAGACATCTCTTTAAATGCCTCCATATCTATATTAGAGTCTTTACCTTGTTGGATATAACGAACAGTAATCTCCTCGTTAGTAATCTTCTTTAATCCTTTTGTGTAAGCATGAACCTCAATAAGAATATCTACTAATAGTTGGTTAACAATTTCAAAGAACTCGTATCCATCCGAACTATCTACTTTAGGAGTAGAGAACTTAATAAACTTAGTATCGAATACACGACTCTCCACTTTTAATACAAAGAAATCATCTCCAACCTCAAAAGATAATACATTACAACTAGCTATTAAACTAGCCTTCTCACTTTTAGGTGTAGAATCTGTTATTAATCCCGCAATATTCAAAGCATGGAATCTTAAATCTTTAATCTTATCTTCTAAATCTAAGTGTATAGGATGGCGAACAGTATCCTTAAACCCATTAATAGCTATACGATTCTCTTTTACTGTCTCTACAGTACCTTCAATAATTAAACCTTTCAATCCTTCTGAGGATAAGGTTACTTTTCTGATTTGTTTTTCTTTCATTTTATTTATTTATTTGATTTTTAAAATACTTACTATCTACTAAATACTTGTGAAGCTCCTTCAAATTCCGGCATATCTCCTTATCTAAATCATGGGCTTTAATATCCTTTCTAGGCTTACCACTAATACCATCCTTATCATACAAATACCAGTATAACCACTCAGTACCCTCTGCCGTTAATACCTCATCCCATAACATCTCTACTAAAGTATTATGTTCATTAAATGAGTCTATAAGGTCTATCTTAAACTCACTATACAATTTATTTAACTTGCTACTATGGTTAACCATTAACCCAATAACCTTCTCAAAATCTTTATACTCCATATTTCTCTATTATTACTTTATCATCACAATCATACAATCTCTTATCTATTTCGCTATTAAACACTATTACATGGACAGCAACCTTTTGGTCCCACCTCCTATACATAGCAGGCTTATCCTCAAATAAGTACTTCTCCCTATCCCATTCCTGACCAAAGATACTAACACTTATTGAATAAGGCAAACTATTACCACTATCATCAAACGCCAACTCACTAATAGCGTCTAATTCGGCGGTAATTATAGGGTCTGTATCTGTATCAGAATACAAATCACACCCACTCATCATAAATACACTAGTGTACACTCTATACTTATCCTCTTTTACCATATTACAAGTTTGTCATATTTTTATCGTTATAAAATTCCATTACCATCTTGTCAATCTTACACCCCCTCATCAAATACTCTATATAACCCTCCTTACCTATCAACGCTACATGGCCACACAAATCAATCTCATACAGACAATCTATTAACGCCTTATCTAATAACTCTCTACTTTCTTCTTCCGTCATTTCCATATCCTTTTTACCATTTATACGCACAAAGTTACAGTAAGGTTACAATAATATCGAACTTTTTTATAAATATATTTATCGTATATAATCGTATGTAATCGCATATATTGAACTTTTATGTAATAAAAAAAATTTTATAAAAAAAATATTGTCGTGAGGGTATATCGCCTAAATTTCAAATTTCGTTTGTGTCTGCCGTATGGGGGGGGGGTCTTTGTTTTGCTTGCCCGAAATGCTTTTTGTCTTTGTGTTTTTTGTTTTTTGTTTTGTGGTTTTGGCTTGGCTAATTGCTTAATTTATTTGTTTGCAGGATTCTATTATATAAATTTATGTGTGTATGTTTTATGTATGTAAAAATTATTGTGTGTGTCTTGTCTTATATACCTTGTATAGTTATATAGATTGATTCTAATTAACTATTGATAGCATCCGCGCGTATATGTTAGCGCCTTATTTAGAATGATTCTAATTAGCGTATATACGTCCTTATTTAGACTTATTATAAATATCGTTATTGGTATACTTTGGCACGGTTTTAATTTATTTAGATTAATTCTAAATTACAAATTTGTCATATTTTGGCATGATTTTATTTTATTACATATTTGTAAATGTGTTATATCTCAGTATAAAGAAAGAACTAAAAACCAAGCATAAAAACGCGTATACATTTACCGCTTATCTAGTCAATTTACCGCTTACAAATTTGTTTTACCACTCATCCCAATTTTACAATATACGCGCATAAATAAACTATCTTTACAATAGATTAGAAACAATAACAAACCCCTAAAAACTAAAAACATGATAACTAAAGACGTTTTAAACCAAGACAAAGAATTTACCAACCTAAAAGTAAAAGCATACATCTTAAAACATATAGACTGTTCAGGATACGAAAACGAAGAAAACACGCCGCAAAACTTATTTAAAATCTTTGAAAGTGAAAACGGGTGGAACATCCAAAACGTAGGAATAAGAAACGCATTTATAGAATGGTGCAAAGGCGTGCCAAGCGCGTTAAATTTAGAGATGTATTATAATGAAGTTAACGAAGTAATGGAGAATGAATTTAACGCGTTAATGTATAATGAAGTTACAACATACTACCAAGGAACGCAAAAGGTAGAATATAAACAAGTAGAGGACGACGCAAAACAATATAATAAATACTTAAACTTAATAATGTTTAATTTATTTGATATGCTTGACTTGTTAGATGAAGATGACCGACTTTTTTACGCCTAAAAGGGTGAAACTACACTTTCATTGAGTGGTTTTGATATAAACCCCCTATAAAACGCCATTAATTTAATCCCTCACTGAGTAAACGAATAAAGAAACCAAACAAACAACCCACACACACAACACACATAAAACAACGTAAAAGGTTAGTATTGAGATAGTTACAGAGTAAAAAATATACAACCTAAACAACAGCCTAAAATAATAAACACGCTAAACAGACCATAATAAGAGTAATATAATAATATAAACGTATATAGATAGTAATATGATAACAATACTTAAAGACATCCGCCGCCGCTTAATTTACTTTTTTAGCTCCCAACGTAGAAAACAAGCGAAAATAGATAAGCTATTTAAAACTAGAAAAAAGTAATAAAATAAACGAAAATAAATGTAACCTTTTTAAATTAACAACGTATAACATATATAAACCCCTAAAAACCCCAAAAACATGAAAAAATCAATTTTAATCCTTTCAACTAGTTTTTTATTAACTAATTGCACTATGCAAAAATTTAACGTAGATGCATGCCCGAAATGGACAAACAGCGTTAAAAACCCCGATAACGAAGAATTTATTGAGGAAGTAGCTTTTAATCTTAATAAACAACCTCAGCAAGTAACGCAACAAGAATTTAATGCTAGATATGTAAACAACTAATAAAACCCCTAAACAATAATTTAAACCCCTTAAAACTTAGAAAACATGACAAATTTAACTATTGCACAAGCTAGAGAGATATTAATATTTATTAGTGATAACAACACAACTAAAGAAATATTAAAGGATAACGCGGATGACTTCGCAGCCTTCGTAAAGATTAGAGAAAGTATAAAACAAAACTATTGCACTTTTGAACATATTGCAGATAGTAGAACAATAGAGGATGCAGACTTTTTTTATTTCGAGGAAGAATATAGTACAAGTATGGAGGGGAACGTATGTTACAATGATGATATGTATTTTTGTGAATATTACGAAGAATTTACAGAAGAACCAACAACACTATGCTATATAGGACGTAGAGAACAAAGATACAGCGATAAAGCTATTAATAAACTAGGTTTATACGAATATAACGGGGACTTTTACGACTTGGACGCCATGGACAACAGTGACTTATACTATTGTCAAGATGATAACCAAGTACACGACATAAACGATTTATACTATCATGATAGTGATGGAGAATATCATTTAAACCCCGAGGAAGAAGATAGGAGCGAAGATTATGTAAACGGATACCATGACGGCGGATATAAAAAAAGAGAATTTACAAAAAAGCCTAAG